CGCCTAGGTCCTTCCACCCTTTCAGAAGTTCGTTCCTGGCGTTGGCGTTTGCGCTGACAACCTTTCCGATGGCGTTGTTTATACCGGTGAACAGCGCTACAGACTCGTCGAAGTTGCCGAACAGAGTCTGGAACGTCTGTGTCCATCCAGACCCTACGGCTTCCTTGACAGTGCCTATCAGTTGAGTCAGAGTCTTGACCTGGGTGGCAGCCTTGAGACCGGTCTGACCGACCTTGAAAAGCTCTTGAGCCTGCGCTTCGGAGTATCCCATGGCCTGAATCTGTGCTACCGTGAGGTCACCGGTGAACGTCTTGAGTGTGCTTGTGAGCACTTTGCCCGTAAGCCAGCCGTCCTGTAGAGAGTCACGGAAGCTGTTACCGGCGGCCTTCCATTGCTCGAACGTCTGCCCAGCCGGGACGTTCGTAAGCGTCTTCATGGCTTTGCCAGACTCGAACAACGCCTTCTGGAAGGTCTCGCCACCCATACCGGCGTTGACAACCGAGTTCCAGTCCATCAGCTTCACGGTTCCCGAGGCCATCGCCTGAGACAGCTGATACATGGCCGTTGAGGCCTGATCCGAACTTGAACCGGACAAGGCGGCCAGGTTGGCGATGCCCTTGATGGCCTCGGTTGACGTCTTCAGATCGACACCGGCAGCGGTGAATGTGCCGATGTTGTGGGCCATCTCGGTGAAGTTGTAGATGGTCTTGTCGGAATATGTGTTCAGCTCCTGCAGGGCCTTGTTCACGTCGTCAAGCGTGGAGCCCTTGGACTGCGTGTTTGACAGGATGGTCTGGATCGAGTTCATGTTGGTCTCGAACTCGTGGAAACCATCCATGACGGGCTGGAAGGTGAACGACTTGGCGAACGCCAGCCCTGATTCGACAGCTTTCGCCGTGATAGTGGCCAGAGCTGTGATACCAACGGTTGCCAGTGCCAGGAACTTGCCGCTGATCCCGTCGACAGCGCCGCCCATGTTGCCCATGTTGAAATTCTTGCCGGTGTTCTCCAGATCACCGATATTCTTCTGAGAGTTGGAGAAGTCGAGACTCTTCTTGAGAGCGTCCAGGCTCCCAATCGTCGCTCCAAGCTTTGACTCGAATGCTGCGTTGTCAAACTGCATGGATACGATGCGATTGTCCACAGTGCTCATGCTCTCACCTTCTTCCACACCTCTTCGGCGATCTGGTCAAATATGGGCCTCATTGCCGGGTTCACAAAGTCACGTCCGTGTACGTATCCACCCTGTCTGGTCCCGTGCCCGTACTGGATGAGGATGGCGACGGGCGTTCCTCCAGCCATGTTCGTGTTGTACCACTCGATTCCGGGACTACGACCCTTGATGATCCGGTAGCTCCATGAATGAGCGGTCAAACCAGTTTTCACAGGAGTCGCACGGGACAGAGCGTCCACTCCCATTCGACCGTATCTGTCCATGTCACGGTAGATCTCACGTCTCTTGAGCCGGTCCAGAAATTCGGTCGTCTTCTTGAAATCGCCGCTACCGGTGATCTTGATCATGCGTCATCCTCGTCAAATATGGATGAACCCGTTCATGGTGACGAAAGGAGGAAGATTGGCGTCCGTACCGGACACACCCTGAGAGTTCGTACCAGGAGCATCACCGGGAATAGTGTGCGCGTGACTGGCTCCGGCTCCATTGTTACCACTGTAATCAACGACTCCGATGTTGTGGTCGTGGGTTCCGTCAGTACTGGTGCGAATGGCATGACCCACGTCGAAGGTCACGTAGTTGGATCCGCTACCGTTCACGTTGTAAGGCCCGGCTCCGGTACCGAGGACATTCGTAGCACCACTGGTCGAGTCGTGGTTGTGACCTCCGGCAGCACTGTCATCCGCCGCATGCCCGTGATTCATGTTGTGAACGTGAGCTGCCTCGCCGTTCACCGATCCACCATGAGAGTGCGAGTTCACGGTATGAGCGTGCGAAGCTAGCACCGAATCGGCCGAACCACCGGTCCCACCGAGAGTGGAGCCGACACCCGATGCCGCCTTCCCCATTGGAACACGTTTGCTCACATCTCCGATACCGAACGTGACGCTGTTTATCCCGGCCCCGAGTGACGTACCGACAACGGCGAACAGGGCAGCGTACTGTCCCGTACGGGAAAAATCGTTGCGGCCGTCCATCTTCAGCCATCCAGCGTGGTCGGCAGCCTGCATGGACCACTTGAAATCGCCTGGTTCCCACCTTTGACCGGCCGCCAACTGAATGTAACCGATCGTTCCTGGTGCGGCTGGTGGACCTGTCGGACCTGTCGGACCGATGACGCTTCCCGCGTCGATCGTGCTCGCGTCATGACGTGAGAGAATTAGATGCCCAGCACCGTCAATGACACCACCGACGATAGAGGCGGCCTCGATTGCCAACATCCTTGCTTTGGTAAGGCCGGTAACTGTGGCCACGGTTCCTCCTACTCGACGGTGTCTGAGATGGTGTACGTGTCCGCATCAACAATGACAACGGTGGCGTTGAGAATCTGAAATTCGCCGTCGGTCTCGAATATCAGATTGTCCTGATCGGTATCAGCGGTCCAGGATCCGTCACCGTACACAGTGATCCGGATTTGAGGAACGTCTGACACGTCGGTCGTGTCGGATATGACGAATGTCTCGTCGTCCAGGTACGTAGCGTTCACACCGACGATCTTGAACTCGCTAAGAGCGCCATCCGTGAAGAATATGAACCCTTCCCTGGCGGAGATGGCCGTCCAGGTCCCATCTCCGTTGTCGATGATCTTGACCCGGTACCAGGTTTCGATGAATTCCGTCAGATCCGGCATGGAAATCAACGCCGCGTCGGCTGACGAGCTTCCGTAGAGCATCTCCTCGATGTCTTCCAGAAGCCATGGGTCGATCTTCCTGGAATCGAACACGAGATGCGCTGTGGGACGGAATCCCGGTATCTCTTCCGGAACCGCAGATATAGTCCACTCGAACTCGACGAGACTCGGCTGATCCGAGATCGATGCGTACGTCTTGTCACTCGGAATGGCTGTTACGTTGTACAGAAGATGTATCTTGTAGCCGATGTCATCACCGGAGACACCGTCACCGATCTTGTTCCGATAGCTGAGACCGAACATCTGTGGAACCTGATCACTGACGAACATCCCGGCCCGGAATCTTCCGACGCCTTCAAGTTCGGTGAACTCATCCGGATAGGTGACCGCCTTCATGGTCGCCGAGAAGTCGCCCAACACCACGAGATCCTGTACTTTCGTACCGTCGTAGTAGATTGGACTGGTACTCTTGTCGAATTTCTCGATGATGGAGGTCAGACCGTTCCATGGGACAGCTGACCCATCAGGCAGATAAAGAACGCCTCTGTCCAAACCCGATTCGTAGATCCGGTCATCGGGATTGTCCCAAATCAGAGCAGGCATCGTCCTCCCCTCATCCTCTCGTGCCGAGTTCCGCTCTACGCTTGGCGTTCAACTCATGATTGCGCATGGCGATCTCGTGCCTGGACATCTTCTTCGGCTTGGAGTTCTTGATGTTGCAGATCCGGATCAGAGCGAACAACCGGTTGAGATGCCAGTGCTGACATTCGAAAGGTACGTTGAAAGCCACCATCCAGTAGTAGATCAACTCCGATGTGATGACCTCTCCATGCCCGGGACGCTCGGGCATGTATCCGAAGGTCGTCGCCGACTGACTGGAATCGATGTACTCCTGGATGGTGCTGACATTGGCCGGGGAGCATCTGTACAAGATGTCCAGATCCACGTTCGACGTCACCACCATGGCCTTGAGGTAGTAGAAGATCTCTTCCTCAGTCTTCGGTCCCATGGACAGAAACGGTTTCTGGTACTTTGACTCCCATTTTGACAGTGAGACCAAAGAATGCTCCATCTCCAGGACGACGTCGTTGACTGTGGAGAAGGTGTTCGTCTCCTCGTTGTAAACTTCGTCTCCCTGAATGATGATCTTCAACATCCTCCGACCTCCGGTTACGATTAGACGAAGTCGAAGAACCAGTCATCGTCCACACCGGCGGTGAAGACATAGCCCTGGTTCGGACGAGCCTGAACCACGGTGTCCGCAGTGATGACGATCGCTCCTGCCGGAACCGCGATGCCGTTGATGTAGTAGGTGACACCGGCCACCGTCGGAATGGTGATGGTGTGCGTACCGGAGTTGAAGGTGGGCTGCGTAGGAGTGACAACCGACACTGCCCCGGTGAACATGGCGATCACGACACCTGGCAGAGGCAGGGAAGGATCGACACCGGCGGAGCCGTACAGGGTCTGCATCAGAGTGGCCAGTGCATCAGCAGCCACCTTGGTGGAGTCGATGGTCAGGAGGGACGTAGGACGGAGACCGGTAACGGCAACGGGGATCGTGCTGATGCTCCAGCTGAACTTCACCCCGTCGGGGGAGTCATTGATGGTGGAGTAGGCCTTCTCCGACGGACTGGCGGTACATCCGTACACGAGATGCAGCTTGTACCCGAAGTCCTCGGAGACGTCGTTGCCGATCTTGGTCCGGTACGACAACCCGAACTGCTTGCGTGCCTGCTGTCCGACCGCCACACCGGGAGTCGGAACGGACAGGCCGTCGAACTGCTGGAACTCGTCAGGATAGGTGTAGGCCTCGATGGTCGCACCGAACTGCTCGGCCGAGTAGAGGTTCATGTACTTGATGTTGTCGGCGTACTGAGCGTTTGCCTCAGCACCGGAAGGCGATTCAGTGACGGTCGTCAGGCCGTTCCAGGCCACACCGTCGACATACGCACCTTGCGAGTCAGGGATGTAGAGAACCCCGTGATCCACGCCGGTTTCGTAGACCTTCTGACCGATCTGGTCCCAAACAAGAGCTGCCATTCTCTTCTCCTTCAGAAGAACAATCGGAAGACATCATGATTCAGTCCTTCAGCCGTGAAGAAACGGTCATACGAGCATGACGGAAGTTCCGCCACACGCTCTGCTATGGCACCGTCGGAATCCCGGTCAATTACGGTGACCTGATACCGCTTCTGGTGCTTGTACGGAGCGTTGTCCGCATGGGAGATATCGACGAACTCCCGGTTGTAGACGATGCACGGATACTCCATCTTCACGGTGGGAGGAGGCTGGAAATAAACGTGATTCGTTCCCAGCAATTGGACCAGAACAGCCTGAAGTTCAAGGCGTTGGGCCATTGTAAACCCTCCCGATACTCAAGATGAGCCGGGGGCTCCGGACTTCGACATCGGTCACGGTCCAGAGCTTCCCGGCCCACCTCACGTACTTGATATCTGCGAAGTACTCGACGGCGTAAGGGTCGGCCAGGATGCTGATCTGGTTACTTACGGAAATATCGTCATTGAGCTTCTGCCCGTCGACCAACTGACGGGTGTTCCTGACGACGTCGCCGTAATATACCTTCTCAATGATCTGGTCGACCCACTTCCCGGATCCAGGAGGATCTTCTACAGCATTACCGTATCCAACCTCTCCGAAGAACCTGGCCATCTTGGCTCCTTACAGATATCAAACACCGGAAGGCCGCATGTAGCTCCAGTCGACCTTGACGTTGGTCAGGTAGTGACCCGTGGTGGGCACGGCGCGGACGGTCAGAACCTGTCCGGCTGTCAGCACATGATCGCCATCAGCCAGAGAAGCACCGGTTTCAGCGTTCACGTAGTCGACACCCGTGTTGACAGGAATGGTGACGGTGTATGTGGTGGAATCCCACGCGGGCTGAGCAGCCGTCGCAGCAGTGGCACCGGAAGCGGTACTACGGACAACCATTGCGCACTTCGGCTTGACCAGGGCACCGGAGCACCTGGTCTCGATCAGGTACTTGTACTGGTTGTAGTCGATGTCGAAGTCGTCGAACAGGTTAACCTCGCCGCCCTTGTCGGCACCGATGTTGTAGTCGGACATGTTGACCAGGATCGCGACGAGATCAGGGTGAGTGTCGAGAATCTCGACGGTGACAATGGAGTCGACTCGGAGATCGCTCTTCACCTCGTCGACGCTGCGGTACAGCTTGCGTCCCTGCGTGTCACGGAGCAACAGCACCTGACTGATGAAGGTCTCGGTCGTGAACATGGTTGGGTTACCGGAGCCCTTGTAGTACTGCCGGTTGAGAATGATCTGGTCGAGAACTTCTTCGACTGTCGAGTTGGCATCGCCGAGATTGACGTTGACAGTGACGACGTAGAAAGGGTCGTCGCTGGCGATTGGACGGATCTTGTCCTCACGGATCTTGTCCTCGTCACCGACGTCACGCCCGTCACCGATGAGGATGGCTCTGGCGAGTTCCTCGTTGAGCATGACCCGCATCTCACCCTTGAGCCAGGCCACCACGTCGAAGTCGGTAATGTCGATCATGTCGTCACGATCGAGCTTCTGCTTCTTGTAGATGGTCTGCGGAGTAGTCTCCCGTTGCGAGACAGCGAAGAACTCCTCCTTCTTCAGGTTACCTTTGATGTAACCCTTGGCCCGGGCCTCTTCGAAGGTCAGGTCAGCCGAACGCGTACGCACGCGCGCGAAGGGGCTCTTGGTAGCACCACCGAAAACCTTGTCCACCCATGCCATGTCCCTGCTGATGAACGACGGCGGTCCACCTTCGAGGTTCTTGGCCTCTGGGAAGAGGATCCCCATGTTCTCGATGCCGTGCTGAAGAGCGTAGTTCTCGACGGCCTGCTTGAGGGAGCCGTTCTTGGTGGCGTCAGCGACGATGCCCTTGATGTCCTCGTGAGACAGGACGTGCTCTTCGGGCTTCTTCTTGCCGTCGTCAGTGCGATCGAACACGTTGTGCCTCACAACCTTGTCACCTTTCTTGCTAGTGTTGTCATGTTGGGCTTGATCACCGGCGGCACTAAGAGCTTCGCCGATCATGAAGTGGAGAACGTTCTGCTGCTCTTCCGTCATGGAATCGATGACGTCCTGGACAGTGAGATCGCTTCCACCACCGCTTCCACTACCGCCGGACTGCCCACTGTCACCGGAAGCGTGCTTGATTTCGAGACCGGTGTAGATGATGGCCTCTTCATCCAACTCTTCCTCGGTGTCGTCGGAGTGGCGGACGGTTACATGTTCGATGAGCGCACCGGGATTCGCCCCGGACAGAACCAGACTGACCTCACGGATGGCACCGTGAAGAACGTGCTTGGCCCGCTCGACGAGGTCATTCGCCCAGATGGACATGAAGTTGATGTCCTTGTGGATGAGAAGATCGTGCGTGTGCTTAGCCTTGGACGACTGGTTGAAGTAGCCATAGGCGTACATGCCGTCCGGACGAGCTTCGAGGATAGCGTGACCCAGCACGTTCTCCGGATCGTTGTGACCGTGCTGCCAAACGAGGGGAACCTTGGCCTTGTCCTGGTGCTTGAACGCCTCGGCCATGATTGTCCGACCGTCGGAGCACTTCAGTCCCGCTTTTGTGGCATAACCACTGAAGTCGGGTTCGGGATCCGTGGAGTGGGAAAGGAAGGAGCCCTTCCTGTCCAACTCATGCAGGAACTTTACTCCCATTTTGACTGTTCCTTTCAAAAGGTAACCCCGCCGGTGGAACTGTGTCGGGCGGAACACGAGTGTCTGCAACCTTCAAGTTGCTGTTGATGAGTTGATCAGCCTTCGGATCTCTGGACGGTTGGATGCCAACGAATCCTCGGATCTCATTGGAGGTCAAGACCTCGTTCCGAGTGAACTTGTCCACGATCTCGGCAAGGTCCTTAAGTGGAACGAACTTGAACGGATCCTTGAAGTAGTGGATCCGCTCCTTGGTGGTCTGATCCAGGAAGGCCCGCTGCAACGCCTCCTTGATTGAGTCGGCGATAGGCCCTACGGTACGGTGGAAGAAGTTGTTCATGGTGGATTCGTCGGCGGTTCCGTTCATCACCGCTTCTGTGATCCCCAATTGACCGTAGAGCATGTTGGTGAGGTACTCGACCTGCTTGAGAAGGTTGTTCTCAGTGGGTCTGTTCAACTGAGTGATCTTCTCGGTACCGTCTGCGTAGGCGATTCCGTACTTGCTGCCCTTCAGTTGGAACTCGATCTCCTCACGCCGCTTCTCTGCTTGGAGTCGTCTGGCCTCGGACTTGATCACATAGGGGAGCTGGATGATCAGATCAAGCTTCCCTGAGCTGGATTGCTCGTCAACAGCGTCGAGAAGAGCGAGCTTCCTGATCAACCGTTGAAGGGTCGAGTTGGGCTCGTTCATCACGCAGTACAACGGATTCTCGACAATCGCCACCATCCGTTTCTCAAGCGTGATCTCTTCTCGTTTCCCGGTCTTCTCGTTGTAGAGACTGACACGAATGTGTTGTGGATACCACCGCACTATGCGACCAACACGAAGCGTGTAGATGTCGAACGTCTGGTTGGTCTGAGGATTCACAGCAGTGTCCACCGGAACGATGGCCGCCACTCCCTCTCCGAAGAGAGTCATGGCGATGTCCTGTCTGAAAGCTCTAGGCCCCTGATCGAGATTCGGCTCAAAGATCAGAGCAGCATTCAGATGACTGTCAACGTCTTCCAGATAACGCCCCATCTCGTCGAGACGAATGTGCCGAAAGACGACATCGGCGACATCGATTCCGATTCTGTTGTAGATCGACGTCACGATCGTACGATCGTTGAACATCGGCATTCGGCTTCTTGCCATGTTAGAAGCATCCGAGATGCTGCCATAGGTCGGAGAACCCAGACCAAAATCGGTTACAGGATCTGCCGTGCTACGGAAGGCGTTCCACGCGCTCTTTGCTCGGTCGAAGATCCCCAATGGTTATCACCTCCTCCTATGCGAATGCTTCCTTGTTGGCTTTGTAGGCAACGTACGCGTCCATCAGAGCCGAGACATTGTCGATCTTCTCCTCCGCTCTCTTCTTGAGGAGCTTCCTGTTACCGTTGGTGTCTTCCAACGTGACAGCGTTCCCCATTGCAAAGGACATGAGGTCCTGATCGAAGATCAACTGTCTCTCCTCGGCCAGGATCTTCAGCTCGCCGAGAGGAACCGACTCCGTCTTTGCCCCCTGGATGACCTTCTCGATACCGTAAGCTCCGTTCTCAGCCTCCCATCTGATCACAAACTCCTTGGCGTTGTACGGGTCGTAGCCAAGACAACGGACGTCATACTCGGAAGTGACGATGAACTGATCGAGATCCTCGTAGACCTCCATCATGTCCAACACGTTGCCTTCCATGATCTGAAGGCTGTTCTCCTGAATGAACTCGTCGTACTTGATCCGCATGGCCCCAGGCAGCTTCATCAGAGTCAAGGATGTGATGTAGCTCCTGCATTTGACTCCGAAAGACCCGTTAGCCAGAGGAAAGAGGAAGGTAAAGGCACAGAAGTCGTCACCTTGCGAGAGGTCGGCCCCCATTGAACAGGGCGTGGACCAGAATTCGGTTGTCCTGTGGGGAAGCGTCTCGTCGTAGGTGAAGAAATATGTGTAACCCTCCATCGGTATGCCAAACCGCTTTGCGAGGATATCGTTCCTCGACGCAGGAGCCTTCTCGGCACGCTCGACATCCAAATGATAGACATCGTATGTGACGGTCTTTCCGAGATTCGGATTAGCCTTGAGCCAAGTGGACGGATCAGCCACCTCCTCGATATCGTCCAGTTTGTAATGCCATATGGAGACATGAGGAGCAAAGAACTCGCCCTTGAGAATGCTGGCAAGCTCCATCTTGATCGTGTCACCGGAGGCATTACGAACCGTTCCCTCGGAACTGATGGCCACGATCAGGTAGTCGTCCATCTTCGAAGCGCCCTGCTCGATCGCTCCGACAACGTCCTCCCGGATATCACCGGACAACCACTCGTCGATGGTGGAGACCTTGGGTCTAAGGCCCTGCAACTTGTTGATGGCCATTGGCCTGATCTCCAGCAGAGACCCGGTGAGAAAGTTCTCGATGCCTTTCTTGGTAGAAGCCAGTTTCTGACGCATGGCATTGGGGCCGGTCGTGTTGCGCACCGTCCCTTCTGTCAGAAACTTGAACAGCGGTCCACGTGATCTGACGATCGCTGTCCTGAACGGGGACATGACCTCTTCCGCCTGCTTCATGGTCGGGGCGGTTGTGATCTGATGAGTGGTTGCGGTGTCAACGTTCAGGAAGAACGAATGGATGCAGGATCCGTACATCGACTTGGCAGCCCCACGTGCCACAATGAGATACTGCTTCGTCGTCAGCCTCTTCTTAATCCGTTTCAACATGTACGACTGTGTCATCGGATCGTAAACCTGGCGTTCGACGAAGTAGTACCAACCGAATATCTGCTCGGCCCACAGCTTGAACGTGTCCAGAAGATGCAGATCACTGCCGTCGGTCAGCGTCAGTTCCCATTCGCAGTACCTGATGAACCCCTCGACCGCCTTGTCATCGTAGTAGATGTCAGGATCGGCGATGAGCGCATCGATCCGGTTCATCTCCATCGAGATCTCACGGTTCACCGGAATCTCACCCGACAGGACCTTCTCACGGAACTCGCCGTAGTAATATGGCGTTGCTATGTTGGACAACGTCATACGGCGGCCTCCTGTCTTCTTACGATCCTGAGTCTACGAGCCGAAATTGAACAGGATTTGGTGAGTGCCACTCTCCGACGTAATGCACTGAAGGACTTATGGTGGCGACATCCTCAACGATGTCAATATGCCACACGTTGAAGTGAGCCTCGGCTCTGGTCGGTCCTTTGGTCACATGGATGACCGCGTTACGCCCCTTCGGATCAACGAAGTGCAGATGACCGAGATCACTATCGGGGTCCCACTTGAGCCAGGCGTCAGGCGGACTGTTGAACCAGGCTACCTCTTGTGCTTCGTCCGTCATCATCCCACCTTCTTCATGATCTTGCCGATCTGCTGGCCGACTGCCGCCGAGAACGCCATGGTGACCGCCGTCTTTCCAAGGCTCTTGGCGAAATCAGCAGCCTCGGAACGGTCTTTCTTCGGAGTCACCAATCTGGAATACTGCTGCTCCAGGTTCATCCGGTCGATGTGCTTCTTCAGATCCTCGTTGGAGAGCGTCGAGTGATGCGGTGGCCCAGGAGCAGCTGCCCCAGCAGAGCCGCGCTTCTTCCGGACACCCCACTTCATACCCTTGACCCCGTGATGTTCGAGGAACTCGGCTACCAGAGCCGATTGCGCCGCATGATCCTTGACATTCGCCATCAAGATGATCTTGCCGGAGGCGTCATGCTCGACCTCGATCTCGAGATCTTGCCAGGTGACGGCCGCGTGTTGCGCCGCGCCTTGCCTGACAACCACTTTCCACGTACCACCGGACGTGTCCAGATGGGCGGTCATACCGGAAGGACTGGTACCGTGGACTTCCTTGACCGCTGCAACGGTGTGCTTCTGGACCAGTCCTTCGTAGTCCTTCATGTAGGCTCTGCCGATTGCACCGTTCGGCGATCCGTCGTCCTTGAACATGTTGCCCTTGTACTTCGGATTGTTGTTCAGCTTGTCAAGGCCGCCGTTGTTCATCTTGTCGGCGACGGCGTTGTGAACGGCAACGGCACCGTGTATGCTGTAGATGTTCGCTTGCCACTTCTTGTCGCCCTTGGCGACTTTCTTTGCTGCTCGACGGACACCCCACTTCATCCCTTTGGTACCGTGATGGTCCAGGAAGGCTTCCACCTCCTTGGTGATGGGCATGTGCCTTCCTTTCTACCCAACTTTGGAGAGAAGTGTTGCCACGTGAATTGCACCCGCCACAGAAAGGATTCCTATCGCAGCCTTCTGCCCACGATCGAGCTTGGCGTTCGCGTCGCCCGGCTTGTGGAAGTTAAGGTCCTTCAACCGGGCTCTACCTTTCTTGCCCATGAGAAAAGCGGTTACCTTCTGCTTACCTGCGGCGATCTTGGCCTGGTGATTGGCGCCTCGCTGAAGCTGCCTGTTGGCACCCTTCGCTGTGAAGGTGCCACGGTTTGCTCCGAGAACCCTGTCCTTGGCCGAGGCGGTTCCGCTTCCGATCCGAGAAGTCCGATCGACTCTCTTCTGGATCTTCGCCGTTTGCCGTTTACCCCACTTCATGCCGAGCTTCCCGTAGTGTTCAAGGAACTCGTCATCCACCACGACATCTGCTCCACGCAGTATGATCTCGTTAGTCGTCACCATTGCGGTTCCTCCTGAAGAGTCAGCTGTACCGGACGAACCGGTTGAGTCACCGGCAACGGGATGAGCGCCTCGGCCGCCTGGGCCAGTCGCCACTCGTGCTCAGCGATCTGTCGTTCCATGGCGTCGATCATGAATGACGTCGCCGGAGTGTCGAACAGCATGCGGACCTTGAGGAATATGTAGGTCCTGGCCATGTTCAACTGATTCTGAGGAAGCGCCAACGTCTCCCACTCCTGTGAGTCGTCCTCGATCGTGAATCCTTCCTCAGGCCCGACCCCGAGTTGCGCCAGAGCAGCGAAAGCGGCGTTGATGTGGGTGATCACAGCGAGATCGAATGCTTCGTAGTCGACCAGAATGCCGAGGACCTCTTTAGTGCTGTTGAGAATGCTACTTTCCATCTGAACCTCCTCACCAGAGTCGAGTATCCCCGGGTGATCTGGTCGTTACTACCTTCGGATACGGGCTTGGAGTACCGAAATGGATGGCATTATGGGTCTTTTGCGTGGTTGTGACCAAAAAATTGGGGTCCAATATCCAGTCCTCATGCTGGACGATGTCATCGACAGTCATGGGATTCAGATGATGAACCAGTGGAAAAACGTGTATTTCGTACCCGATCACACCCAGATCACACCCGTTATCACGCAATATGACGTGATCTCGGACGTCGTACCACTCCTTCGACCGATAGAAACGTTGATTTACATCCCTGTCGAATCCGAATGTGGCACGACCGACCCCTCCACCGATGCGGAGATACTCGAATCTCTCGTCGAAGGTCTGAAGCCTTCGCATCTCTTGGTAAGTCCTAATCATCGCCATACAGGTCAGCCTCTCTACCGGCGTAGGTGCGCATGGCGTTCAGCGCCTGCTCGTACAGTTCCTCGATCCTCTTTGCCGAGGCCAACTGCTCGACCTTGGCATGGAGAAGCTGGTTCTCGCGCTCAAGACGTTGCTTCTCAAGTCTCTCCCTGGTCGTCCCGAGCTTAAGAAAATGGGTGATCACCATGGCGGAGGCGGTTCCTTCTCGTATCTGCTTCTCGGCCAGATCAGAGGCGAGGGAGATGAGCTGGTTTTCCCTGCCTTCCTCCGTCTCGGCCGGTCGCTGAGGCTTTCTCTTCGCAGCCATCCCCCTCACCTCCTCTCATGGAAGCAGCTTTGTCAGACGCCGCAGAGCCAGGCCCAGGTCTTCGGCCCACAGACACCGTCTGCCACGAGGTTCGTCCGACTCTGCCACTCCCTGAGAACCTGCGTAGTTCTCGAACCGAACTGTCCGTCGATGAACGCGTCCTTGTCGCCCGTCAGATCACCGGCGTGCCAGGTCAGCAACGACTGCATGATGCCGACATGGTGGCGATCGTCGGATCCCTCGCTTAGAACCGGTGCTTGCATGAGCTTCTCCGTGAGATCAGATTCGCGTGGAGCCGAAGCCGGAATGGTGAGAGGAAGTTCAGTGAACGGGAACACCGCGAAGCCGCGAACGTAGGTCATGTCACGCAGCACCTGAGCACACCTGTCGTGGTAGTTGCCCTCGATGGTGTCGAAAAGTCGACCGCCACGAAGATTCACCACAAGACCTGTATGCATGTCCTTCGGGTTCCCTCTACCAACGAAGTCGAAGCAGACCGCTGATGCCAAAGTCGGCACACGAGTCCACTTCATACCCTTGAAACCCTGCTGTGCACGCTGCTCGATGCGAATAACAGCTGCCTCGTGGAGAGGAAAACCGAGTCTGGTACAGGCTACGGACACCGTTTCGGCGCACCAGGCCACCCCGTTCCAGCCGAATTCATCGCCGATCGGGGTGCGATTTGACCCTGGAGGACTCTCCGAAATGCCCTTGAAGGACTCCATAACAGCAATAAGATCGTCTCTCAGCACGATTTCACCTCCTGATTCGCCTGGTATTCCGCTTCAGTGCTGGCCCATATGACTTCTTTGTCCAGCAGCATGAGCAGAAAACGTATGTCGTCGCAGTGAGTACATGTGCAATGGCGTACAGAACTGCGAGTTTTGATCCTCAGCAGGCGTTTCTGATCTTCATGCTGAGTCATGAACCGGAGGTTTCGTCCTCTTCGACGCCGTCCTTGACCTCGTCACCATCGGCGGCCAGGTTTGGATCGGGAGTACCGGAAGCGGGGTCAGGCTGCTCGGCAGGAGGCGCCTGCTCCTCGCTGGACTGCATCTCTTCAGGGGTCTGCTCCATGTTGATTCCTTTCAATCGATACGGATTGATGCCAAGACGACTCATCGCCAGGGCTTCCAGAAGATCAAAGCGATGATGAGAATGAGAAGAAGAACTCCTCCGCTGATGTACACGCCGTCTGCTAGGATCATTGTGGATTCACTTCCCTCCACCGAAGACACCGGCAGCCGCGAGAGCTCCACCGATTACGAGCAGCATTACCAGGAATCCCATGAAAGCGTAGACTGCGGTTACGGTCTCCTTACCACCGGCCTTGATGCTCTCGATCCGACTCACTCTTTCCTTGAGATCGGAGAGAGACAGAATGACACCGGCGATCGCAGTGTCGAACGTCGTCTTCAGCTGATCCAATTGTCTGGCCGTGGCACCTTCCGACTTACTGAAGGCCAAGTTGTTGGCGATGGTCTGTTCTTTCACCGCTTCCTTGGCAGCGGCAAGTGCGGCATCCACGGCGGCCTTGGTATCGGCCTTCTGCTCGATACGTTGCGATTCGATCAGACCCATACGTGTTTCGACCGATCGGAATTTCTCGAAAGTGACTGTCGACGTGGCCTGGATCTGAGCCTCGATCAATTCCCGAAGAGCTTTTGTCTCCCGGAGAATCTGTTCCGTGGTAAGTGCAGACGGGTCTGACCGAGCCATCGTGATCGTTTGCGGTGCCTGTTGAACCGTTGAAGTTGCTTCTTGCATTGGATCCATGACTAGTCCCAACCAAAATAGAAATGGGCGACGAGAAAGAAGAGCAGCAACGCGCACAAAGCGATGAGCACGTCAGTACGAGTGATGTTCACTTGGTTCACCTCCTCTTTCTAATCGTCGGAAGACTGGTTATGTAGCCTGAGTTACAAGACCGAGTTCGACGAGAGCATCGACGATTTGTTGTGCAGTCGGAGTGGCCGGGACCTCGGGAACTTCACCAAAGGTCACGTTCGACCAATCAACAGAGGCAGGTTCTGGAGCCCAGTTTTCACCGTCAAAGACAAGAACGTCACCAACTTCGGGCGTTCCACGATCGACATCGTTGAGATCGCCGAGATGGATGACGAGATCAGAACCGGGACTGTCGGGCATGTGCACTCCTTAGGTCTCTTTACATGCGCGGAAAATCTGGAAAGTTTGGTCCAAAAGTTCCCCCGGGGCATTTTTTTTG